CGATGATTGTTTTGTATCCGATAAGAGGCAAAAACCTATCCGAAAAACAGTTATAGCAGAACTGTTGGAGGGGATGTCGGTTCTTGATCCAGAATTGCAACCAGATACATTGTCCACTGTGGCACGATGTCCAAAAGATACTTGGATGAGAAATTGGAAACGTAACGAGACACTGATAGACTTGAGTAAGATTCCAGACACACTTCAAGTAGAAATTTTGCATCAGTTTGATAATGTCAAAGTGGCTCAACGATCTGGATTGCTAACATATTTTACACAAAACAAATTAACTAGTTTAATGAATGACATACAGGAATTTTAATTATGGTATATGAAACTTACACACCAATGTTTAGTGAGATTTGCTTGAAGGTGAATAATGCTAAAGACAAACCAAAGAAGGTTGCAGTATTGAGAAAACATAAGAGTGAAGCTTTAGAGATGTTTTTAAAGAGTGCTCTTGACCCACGAATTGAGTGGCTTCTCCCAGAGGGTGATGTTCCTTATATTAAGAACGATGCGCCAGAAGGAGAAGGTGAACAAATGCGGTTAGCTCAACAGACTTCAAAATTACATAATTTTGTTAGGATGAACCGTGAAGATTTGAATATGCCTCCAGTTTATGGCAACCAGTCCCTTAATAGGATTAACCGAGAGAAGATGTTTATACAGCTGTTGGAAGGTTTGCACCAAGATGAAGCGGAATTGGTGATCCTAGCTAAAGATAAAGCTATCAATAAAAAATATAAGGGCTTGAATAAAAACACGGTTTGTGAAGCTTTTGGTTGGGACGAAGATTTTATTGCGGATGGTTGACAGACCCCCCCAAAATGTGATAAGCTGGACCTTGAATTATAGTTAATATAAGAGATAGCTAATAGTGTCGCAAATAGACATGAAATTGTCACTTTTTCGACATAACTTTTCCTTTATAAATCAAGGACTTACAAATGGTAAAAAAGCCGTTTAAAATCAATGGTTTATTACTTGACATCTACCACAGGACGTGATAAGCTGATTGTACTATAGCAGAAGTCTAACGTTTAAAGGAGCGTAAGTATGACAGTAATAATGCCAACAGTTGTTGGGTATAAAATTATGACCCCCGATATGAAAACGGTGATATCCGAACATGATGCGAGCGAACTCGCTAAGTTGAGGAAGGCCATCGAAGGTACCGACAATATAATCCATTATGTCTTTAAAGAGTTGGATGAAGAAGAATGATGGATGTCCATATTGACGGATTCAGAAGTAACAACCTCGCCTTGAGAGATGAAATAGAACAGGCGTGTTGGTACTACGGTAGACGATTGCTGGGTGGCAGAATGGCCAAGCATATTACGATTGAGGTGAAACTGACCAATCGTTTAAAAGAAAAAGAAAACACTTATGGGTACTGCCATATTATAGATGACAATTTGAATAAACCTAGAGAGTTTATGATTGAATTGGATGCTTCTATGAGGCATTCTATTGAAAATCTACTTATGTGGTTAGCACATGAGATGGTGCATCTTAAACAGTTTGTTAGAAAAGAATTGTGGGACTATGAGATAGGTTCGGTGCAATGGAAAACTAAACGATATTCTAGTGGTATGAAGTATAATGATATGCCATGGGAGAAAGAGGCGTATCGTTTAGAAGATAAACTTTATTATGAATTTGCGGAGTGGTACTATGAGTAAGAGTATACCTAAATCAGGTACAGTAGTTTTTGGGTCTGAAACACAGATGGATGGTTTCCTTGAAGGAATGAATCCAGGTTCGACTGTTATTGTAAGACAGTTAAAAGATGCTTGGCAATGCCGTTGGTTACCTGGTACAGATATTGTTAAATATTTTAATGATGGTGCCACAAGTGATGAAGAAATTTATTTTTACAATGAAGAAAGGTTGTGGGTAGAGATACCTGCTTTTAGCTGATATGAATAAGACTGTGAATGAAAACATTAAAGCGGAGATCAAACGCAAGAAGAAAGCTCTTGCTAAAGATACTCCAAAGAAACGTGCTAAGTATAAAGAACATCAGAAAGAGTTGAACCGTTTGTATAAGTTGCATAGCACAAAGGGTAGAGATTTTGTTGAAGTAGCAGGAGCAGAAAATGTCCCAACGACCTGATGGACCTGAAATAGATGAATTGCATGAATATGTAATGGACGCCATTGGTGATTACATTGACTTTGAATACAGTTTTGACAACAATGAAATGGATGGTAATGCCGATGAAGGTGATACTCTAGAAGAAATCACTTTATGGAATAATCTTCCGTATGATTTTGAAGTCACCATAGAACGAGGCTATAAACAACGTGCTGATGGTCCAGATATGAACTATCAAGGCAGTTATATAGAAGGCGACTATGATTCTTATGTGTCTTGGTTGAAAGTGAAATGGCCTGATGCTTATGAAGAAGCTATCGCCAGTTGGCAATTGGACTTTAATGATAGAATTACTGATGAAGATAAGGCGGTGATTGAGAATGGATGAAGCACGATGTGTAGAAGTTATTGCAAAATTTCAAGAGAGATTGATGGACGCTGATAACTTGAAGAAAGATGATAACGGAAGAATGAACTATGAGACTTGTTGGCAGGCTATGCGACAAGAAGGTCCTGCCATCTTGAATGTTACTAAACATCTTCTGACTTATTTTCAAGAAACTAATGCTTGGTATATTGAGAATAAACATATAATTGATCGTGCAATGTATGAAGATGGTATGCGTCACGCAGAACGTGAGGAGTGAAACTGATGTTACATAAAATGATTCTAAATAGTTTAAGAAGTAAGTATAATGCTGAGATAGATTGTGCTCGTACCAATATCGAAGTGTATCTAGCACAGGGAGTTGGTGTTGCAGAACATCCAGATATTGTTGCATCAGTAGATAGTCAAATGACTATCATGGCTGAAGCAAGGGATAAATTGCAAGAGTTGGACTTGATGGAAGATAAGAATTTTCCTGAAACTGTTGCAGACATTATCAATCATTAGGAGAGTATTAGATGGTACTTCTAGAAAGTGCATTAAATATTATTGTTGCTTCTATGATGATGATGGGGTTATCTATTGAAAATCAACAAACACAACAAGAGACTTATTGTGGTGCTCAGAATATTTACCATGAGAGTAGAGGCGAACCTGATATAGGCCAAGTAGCCGTAGCTCATGTGGTAAGAAACAGGGTAAATAGTTCAAACTATCCTAATTCTGTTTGTGCTGTAATATGGCAGACTGACCAGTTTAGTTGGACTAATGATGGTCGAGCAGATGATCCAGATTTGGATAATACGATTACAAGGGATGCATTTATTAAGGCGGCATGGATACATCTTGTCGCTAATGATAATAAAGATATTACGAACGGTGCTTTGTTTTATTATGCCCATGACAAAGTATTTCCGGTGTGGGCCAAAGACAAAGAAATCATGGCCATAATTGGTCAACATACATTTTTGAAATAGTGGAGTAGTAGAATGAAGATGGAAACTTTAATTGCAATCATAATATCTAGTTGTCTTATGGGTGGGTGTGCAGGCACCTATACCAAGAAAGATACTGGTACAGCACTGGGTGCTCTCACGGGTGGTGCATTGGCTTATGGTCTTGGCCAGAACTCTAGTAACAAAGAGATTTGGACTGTTCTAGGTCTCGGCTTAGGTGCTATGATGGGTTCACAACTAGGTGCACAGTTAGACCAACGTGATAGGTTATTAGCAGGGAAAACATTTACTGCATCTATGGAACATACAACACAGGGCAAACCAACTTATTGGGCCAATCCTGATTCTGGTAACTCTGGTACATTTACACCTACCCGCACATATCAAACAAATGTCGGACAATATTGTCGGGAGTTTACTACCACAGTATATGTTGGTGGCCAAGCTCAACAGGGTTATGGAACTGCTTGTCGTCAGGCCGACGGTTCTTGGAAGATTCGTTAATGCAATATAGAATGGTGAATCCCGAAACGGGCGAAGCAGAAGATATTGAGTGTTCTGTAGCAGACATGGAAGTTTTGAAACTAGAGGGTTGGGTGATGGTATTCACACCCAACCCTAACTCAATTATAGCTGGTAGAGATCATAGTGGTCAGGGTGGTGGTCATGGTACATCATCGGAATGGAAGGATCAATTACGAAGAATTAAGGCTAACAATCCCGGCTCTACAATTGATGTGTAAATAAATAGTTTTATAACATATCAACTGGAGGGCTCACCTTT